TATTTACTCTCTAAAATGTTCCGCCGTTAAATGTTAAAGTTCCAGTAGTAGTAACAATTTCGTTTCTACTTACAAACTTACCATCACTAGCTCTGTATTGCAATAATGCACCATCATCTAAAGAAGTTACGTCAACATCACCTAATAATTTTAATGAAAGAGAACTGTTTTGAAGTGAAGTACCTGAAGGCAGGGTTACTGAAACTTTTTTTGGTCCGCTTCCAGTAGAAGCATTAATTTTCGCTGTAATACTTGCCATAAACCTCTCTCTTTTGTTATATTTATAATACTTTTATTATGTAGTTACATTGGGTCTTACAGTAATTAGACCCTCAATTACTCTGGTTACTGTACCAGTAGAGGTTTGTGTAATCTCTACATCATAGACATATCTTTCTGCGTCTAAAGCTGCCGTTTGAGTTGCCGTCATTGACAAAGCAACTACTCCCGAAGTAGCGTCTGTAGCAATAACTGAAGTCATAGATGTTCTTGTTCTTGTTGACGCATAACCTTTTGCCATCTTAGCTTCTGTCGTATAACCAGTTAAGTCAAATGCGTTACCGTTTGCGTCTTTTACAGTTACATCTGAACTAAAATTAGCACCTTGATCTATTATTAAATTAGCTATTGCTGCCATTGTCTTGTATGTCTTTTATTGGTTGAACTTTCTCTTTTTCCATTAATTCCAGAATTTTCTTATTGTAATATTCTGTCAAAACTTGAATTTTTTCCAACTCAACATTGTGTCTAACTTTTGACGCCTCAATCTCTTGTCTAGCTACGATTTTATTTCGTAATTCTATGCTAAAAGTTGTTTCGTCATATGTCTTTCCGTCTATTGCTAAAGCCATTATATACTCCTTTGTTATAATATATCTAACTATTTATACAAGTTTTTCAAACTCTATATCGTGTATTCCCATATGGAATACTATTCTTTCTTTAGTTGGAGACTTGACACCGTGTGGTTTTTTAGTGTTTAATACGACCATTGATTCGTACAAAATACTAGCACTTTCTTTACCATCATCAAAGTACAATTCTCCTGTATTTTCTGTTATAGGTATTACAAAAGAACATTTACTTTTAACATCTGAATGTAAAGGTAATTCTCCGCCTTCTTTTACTCTAAAAAAATTACATCTAAATTCTTTAGGTCTTATTTCAAATTCATTCCAAATACTTTTTATTAGTCTTAATAATTTACGATCAAAGTTGTGTATCTCTTGTACATAAAACTTATTCATATCTTCACCACCAGTTGCGTCTTTAACATATTCAGAATACAACTGATTGCTGTCTTCCCACTTACCATTAAAGTAATCATTCCAAAAATCTTTATCTACTTTAAAATCTGTTTCAATAAAAAAGTTTTTATGCCATTTTTTATAAATCATCTTGTCCATCAACTGATACAATAATATGAGAACGAGCAGTAGTGCCTTTGTTCCAAGCACTATGTCTTAATCCTTGATTTAGAAACCAACAAGAACCTGGTTTCATAGTTTGATATACTTTCTCTCCATCTACTACACAATAAAAACCACAATCATTGTTTGTTGTTATTGGTATATGAAATCTAATTGAGTAATCTGTATTGTAATCTATATGCTCAGCAACAAAAGCACCTGGATCCATAATCGCTATTCTTGCTCTTGTAGTTTCTGATTTAAAAGAAGTTATGACTTCTTCTAAATATGTTCCTTTTACCCAATCTTTAATTTTATTATAATGTCTTTCATCTAATCTACTTTTAGGAATTTTTTTATTATAAACTCTATCTTCCATATCTGGATTGTATTGAGTAAGTGCTACTTGCTTATAAGGAGAACCGTTTACTTCGTATCTTCCAGTATCATCTTTGACAATATAGTTTTCAAAAGGTTTAACATAGTTTCTAAAATCCCACGCCATTCTTTTATTGTTTAAACCTTTTCTAAATTCTGATTCTTCTACATCATTATCTTGTAAAAATTTATATGCGTCTTCTATTGTGTCAAACTTTAATCCAAATGCTTTTTGTAGTTTAGCAGTTTTGCCTCCTACTAAATCACCGTATCCATCTTTTTCTTTTAGATCATCTACTTCAACAGGCATTTGTTGAACTACTTTAATAATCTTTTCTACATCAAAAGTTTTATCTAACTCTTTAAATGGTGGTAGATCGTGTCTTTTCTTCAAACTCATATGTTCCTTTATATTGCCAACAACTTGGATTATCTTTACGACATACAGCAACCTTTTCATTGCTAAAATGCCATTTTGTATTTGTCTTTTTTTCTATTTCTAAAAACAAATTTTTCATATACAATCTGTTTCTACATCTACTTATAAATGCTTTTCTGAACCCTAATTGTTTTGTTATTTCTAATTGTTGTTGTATAGATTTAACTAAATGAGGTCTAGCAATATCTCTACCTGGTCTTCTTAAACAATCGTGTTCCCAATATCTGTTCAATATTCTTACTTCTTCTTTTTCATAAAATTCAGGTCTATGCCATACTGAACTAAATCCTAATATTTTGTCGTCTTGTAATAAAACTGTTATACATTCAAAGTCAAACCAATTGATTGATGTATAATCTTCTTTTTTAAAATGACCTTGGTCCAAATCATCAAAAGAAATTTCTTTTAGTTTTTTTAATAAATCTGGTCTATCTTCAGGTTTAAATGTAATTACATTACAATCTTCATTTCGCATAATTGACGACATCATTCCAAAACTCACTATTCTTTTTACCGTGTACTAATAAATGTATTCTTTCTTCATCTGAATTATTTTCAACATAGTGTTCATAATGAATATTTAATACAACACTCATACCAGGTTTATATTTTAATTCTTTATTATTTAACATAAACTTATTACCTTCAGGATATGTTATACTAATATTTAATGGTTCTAACCAATTTCTTTCAGGTATATCAATGTGTTTAGTAATATATCCTTTTGGTTTTATTACTAAAAATCTAATATCATCTATACGAGAATAAGGTAAAGACTTAACCCATTTAATTGTTCCTGAACATTTTTGTCCAATATCTGTTACAAAAGGTTTTTCACCTTTCTTTCTATACTCCCAATGACTATTAGTTTTATCTGAACCAAATCCGTACAAGGTAACTGCGTACCAATCTTTATGTCCGTCTTCAGGTCTATGTTCTATTAGATTATTTTTTATATCTTTGTATTCTCTTAATATGGCATTGACAGGCACATTAAAACCCATTTCAACCCACTCTACACTACTATTTCTATCAAACTTCATTATATAAAATATTTTTCAACTATGTATCCTGAAATATCTCCTTTACTTAATCTAACTTGTTTAGGGTTGTTGTGGTGTATATTATGTGAACCTTCTCCAGCAGATAAAAAATTTATAAACTTATTAGATACTGCCTTACTATCTTTATGACCTAACGCATTAAAAATACCATAACTTATAAAACCTAAAACTAAAGGTGAAAAAACAAATATAACAAAGACAGGAACACTTATTAATAAAGTTATAACTGCTGTTGCAATATGTAATTTCAACCAATGATTATGAAAAAACATTATTCTAGGATTTTTATATAAATCTCTTACATAAGGTCTATCTATTTTTTTAACATTCCAATTATTAAAAAGAACATTCCAAAAACCCTTGTATGTAGGTGAGTGTGGATCTTTTTCTGTATCTGAAAATCTGTGGTGTATTCTGTGAGCACCAATCCAACTTAATGGCGACCTTGAAAATGCTAACATTGCTAGAAACAAAGAAAACACTTCGTATAGTTTAGAAGTTTTAAATTGATTATGTGCAAAGTGTCTATGTAGACCTATTGATAATCCAAACATAGCAATAAACTGATACCAAACAAAACCTATTAATAGCATAATAAAAATATCCATTTTATATTACGCTTGTTCTACTGACCAACTAATAGAATTATCTTCGCAATGTTTGACTCTTTTATCAGTATTTACATTAAGAATATCATCATTCATATATTCTTGGTATGCGTCATCATTATTAAAAGTTACTGACATAGTTTTTACTAATAAATCTTCAGAAATTGTTCCAGTAAAATCATAACTGATAATTTTTCCTGCTGTCTTATATTCTTCGACTCTTGCTATTATATCTGCTTGATCTGTTGACCAAAAATCAACTTCAGCTGATGGTCTTTGTTGAATTAATTTGTGTGTTACTGCCATTTTTTATCCTCTACTTCTATTTATACATCATATTTTCAAATATTTTTTTGATGGATTCATCACAACATTTGATATTCATTACCAACATTGTGGTATCTTCTCTATAAGAAAATATAGCGTGTCTTTTATTTGTGTTTAAAAAGTATGTATATCCTTCATTAAAATTCAATGGTTTATCTTCATACATAAAATACATATTAGGTGGATTACATTTTCTTAATGGTACTAGTAATCTCATAAATCTTTGTTCACCAAATCTGTAATTATCTATATGAGGAGGAAAATATCCACCTCTTTTGAAATTTAAAAAATGTGATCTACACAACCAAGGTTTAAATGGGTCTACTAGTTTTCTTACTTCTTCACTATTATAGTAAACATCTGTAAGTGTAGTAAATGAATCTTCATCATAATCAATACCTGTTTCTTTAGATAACTCATACAAACTATCTAAATCTATTCCATTGACTTTGCCATCTATACTAGTTATGCTAAGACCATATCTAGGTATATTTTTTCTAGGATTATATTGACTAAATTTAAAATCTTTTATTTCTTTAAATAATTTATTTACATCACACCTTAAACTTAAAGGTATAAAATCTCCATATGTTAAAAACTCACTATAATTTACCATTGCATCCATTCCTTTTTTAATTTAGGAGGTATCACATTCATTGTATATACTTCGTTAGAATATTTATGCTCTCCTATCCAAGGCGCTCCTATACATACGGTTAACTTTTCTTCATCTGGATCTAATCCGTGAGGATGACCACCGTTTAAAATGTAAGTATTATATGTAGGTGCATAAACTTTATTATTATCTTTATCTAAAAAATATAAACTATCTAATTTACCTGTTAAAGCAAGTCTAAATTTTTGATGAAACTCTGGTATCTCTATCTGACGGCAATCTATGTGTGTTGGTATATGATTACCTTTTTTAGTTTTTAGTATATGTATCTTACCTTTATTAGACATAATAGGTTTAATTTTTTCTTCATAAACTTTTATTAAATGTTTACAAGTTTCACCTTCTTTTGTCCATTCAAAATTTTTATCATATATACTTAATATCTCACAATTTCTATACTCATTGAAATACCAACCACTTGATACAGATTTTATTTCTGTAGCAATTAAGTTTATATCTTCTTTTGTAATATTTAAATCTATTGCTTTGTAGGTAAACATTTTAAATACGGAGTCCACCAACCACTCCATCCTTCTTCTAATATATGGTGCATTTGACCTAAAGTTACAATACTATAATCTTTAGGTTTTTCATAGATATAATTTTTTATAGAAGGACAAATCTTATCATATGTTTCATATACAATTTGTTTATAATAAAACTCATCACTACCCTTATTATATATTTTTAAATACTCTCTCTCTTGTGATTTAAACTTATCCCATATCCAAGACTTATCTCCTGTCCAAGATACAATAGATGAATTAAGAGGTGTATGTGCTGGTTCTCTCCACCAACTATCATCTAATAATGTAAATTCTTTTCTAATTAAGTTAGGTAGTTTGTCATAGATAATAACATCTAAATCAAAGTATAAGTTTTCACCATCTCTAAACTTATCATACATTTGAAGTTTATTATACCAGTTACCATAGATGTCATTTTCAATAACTTCAAAACTATCGTATGTTAAACCTGAATAGTTATCTATCATATGTTTAAGATTGTTTACGTGCCAATCTGTAAACTTCGTACCAAATCTACAACAAATTATTCTCATTTAATTTCTGTAATTTTAATATTACGATTTCTCATACTATTAATTTTTATTTCTGCTTTATCAGGTATTTGATGTGGTTTTCCATTTGGATCTAATATCCATTTACCAGCATCTTTTTTAATATCTACAATTTTTGCTTTTCTCATTTTTTTACCTGTTCTAGGATGTGTTTCTTGGTTTGTTGTTGTAATCTTACTTCCGTTGGCTGCACCTATCATTAATTCTGTATCATCTGATTCCCAACGAGGTCTATCTTTTTGAGGATAACCTATACCTATACCATAACATATTTCTTTTTCTAATGATTTTACTTCATCAAGTATACCTAATTTTTTTGGCCAATAATCATCACCATTCATATCATTATGACTTTTATTACAGCCTGTTGCAAAACCTAATTTAGCAGCCGCTCGCATTGTAAGACCCATTGATATACCAATACTGACATAAGCATTATGCCAACGGTTTATATCTGAATTAGGTTTTGGTGTGCCGTCTGCATTGCAATTTAATTGAGTATCTGGTTCTTTACCAACCCATAAAATATACAAATTAGCATTCATTTGTGAGTTGCGATAGTTTGAAGGAGGATTACGAGTATGTGTTGTACCCCAAGTATATTTTGATAATTCATCTAAAACTTTTCTATCTGCTGACCAGTACAAATCATAATATCCTTCGTGTTGTTTAGAAGGAGTATTTTGAGCAGTCCATAAAAGATAATCTATAATTTCCTGATGAATTGTTTTACTATAATCCCAATTTCTTTGACATTTTTGTAATTCACGTATTATTTCTTTTTCTTCATCCCAACCGTAATACATTCTTTTAATTCTTTCTTCTCTATTCATTCCAATGTTCCTTTATAAAATTTGCATTTGACTCGTGTATAGTTTTGCCTACACCTGTAAAATGTACCACTTTAATATATTTATGAACATTGTCAAGTATCATATATTCAGTATTAAACTTCTTACTATATGTTTTGTTTAAATACAAATTCTGTTTAAAGTCATCTGTATATTTACATAACCATTGTTGTGGTGTTGTTGTTAATTTTATATTATGTTCTTGTACTTTCCAATTGACATAGTTTTGTTCTCCGTAGTATTTTGTATGTACATCACCATTGTTATAATAATGCAATTGCCAATATTCAGGATTAAGAGCAAAGTCGTCCCATATACTTTTTAAACTACCTGATTTAAACTTATAGAAACCACCATTAATCTTTAGTTTACTATCCCACCATTGACCATAAGTTATTATCTCATTATCTGATACAGGATGCCCTATTAATTCATCTACATTGCCCGTTATCACTTGGTCAATATCCATAACTATAATCTCATCTCCAGGTTTCTGATAAGCAAATTGAGGACTAAA